GTTATTTGAGTCTGACTCTGCTGTAATACGAACGTCTGCATTCTTCGGAACAATAACAGCAGGATCTAGTTCTACATTCCAAGGACCGCCTGAGGAAGCACTGATGGCTGCTTGTTGTACGAAGACCTTACCTGCCTGACGTATCTCTAAGAAGAAGTCCACAGAAGCGTCTTGCTTCTTACTTACAGACCCGAAGCCTCCTGTGAGGATGTAGTAGTCTGTGTTGCTGAAGGTAGTGGCACCTTTGAGAGAACCTTGTAGTCCTGCAGGGATATCAATGTGTATCTTCGTAGCATCTGTAGGGATACCAGTGGAAATAGTGGTGTCCTCATATACAACTACACGACCCTGAAGCTCTGTGCCATCATTGTTATAAATATGAGATACACGAGCTAGTGGGATATCTAGTGCCACTGTGTTCTGGCCATTGAGTGTTACAGTCTGCGTCAAGAAGGTAAACTTGGAGTCTGTACCAGTGTCTGTTACTGTATGGCCTTCAATGAAGATCTCTTGGGTATCTAGAGCTGATGAGGAAGAGATATGTGTAATAGCATTGCTTACTACATAAGTCTCGTTACCACCAACAGTCCAAACTGTCTCTAAGCTGTTAGCAGGCATCTCTCTAGACTTACCAAACTTAATCAGAGACTTAGCTTTTTTGTCTATAGATACTTGATCACCAAAAGTCTGATAGATCTCACGCTCGGCTTGAACAAGTCTACCGTCTGGGACTTCGTAGTTTCTTCTTCCCCAACCACCGATCATCTTTTGTATTTCCCGTATCTCTTGTAGAGTTATGTTGTTAGGGTCTTTAGTTTTGCCTAGGACAGGTCTGCCTGAGAGTATGTTGAACAGTTCTAGCTGGTAGTTGTTGTACTCAGCTTCTGCTACCCCGACTACTGGTGCTCCAGTTAGTATGTTCTCGGAGCTTACAGTCTCCTCTTCGTCCATGTTAGCTACAGAGACTGCAGGAGAGCCTGTAACTAGGTCAGAGAGGTCTAGGGTATGGCCTTGGTTTATAGTGGCCTGAGAGACGCTCGGAGAGCCTGTGACGATATCTGAGGGGACAACAAAGTTGTCGTTGATGATAATCTCACTGGCTTCTGTTAGAAGGGAGTAACCAGTCTCTATAAGTATCCTGTTAAAGTCAGGAACATTGAGATTTAGATAATCACCAGACTCTATAAGTAGGGGGCTAGTATCTTCCTGTAGTACCCTGCGTGTCATATCTCATGACCTCTGTTATGCAGGGTCAGGGATACCGATAGTAAATGACCCTAAAGTAAATGTGTTACCAGTTTCCACAACTTGGTTTTCAGTCAGAGAGCTAGTTGCCAGTAGGCGGGAGTTCACTGTGTCTACTATAGCATAGTGGGTAGTGGTCCCTGAGGCAGTTATACTGCCATCTTCTACAGCGGCTACAATAACCTCTCTACCACCACTAGGTCTGTCTGAGGGAGAAGCGATGGTTAGGCTTGTAGAGTTACCTAAGGCGTAAGTACTGTTAGCCTCGGTGTAGGTTGTAGCCTCTTGTGAAGTCAGCAGTATCTTGTCAGCCTCTGTTGATAGTATAGAGAGGCCCTCATCAAATACTCTATCAGCTAATGTCGCCATTCTCGGTTACCTTCTTGGGGGGAAGCTCTGCGTTAGCCAAGAGAGCGTTTACGATATCGTCCTGATCACTGAGATCAATGTTAGCGCCGTTCAAGTTCCGTAGGTAGCTACCAAGCTCACGTAGATCATGTGGTGCTACATCTCCTGCACAGATCTTAGGCATCAAGTCAAAGTTAAGACCATTCATGTGCCAAAGTGGTTCTACCAACTGCTTATTCAACACGTCAAAGATAGAGTTAATATAAGACTCCATAGATCTGAGGAATAGGTCAGTTTTAGACTTAGACAGTGCATAAGAGCCATTAGCCCCTGCTCCTAGCATTAGAAACTCAGCCATAACACTACGAGCAATATCATGCTGATAACGACTGATGATAGGGTTAATGTCAATGTTTCGAGAGCCATTTGATGCGATAAGTTCGATGTCCACGATACGTTGATTAGTAGGCTTGCCATCAGCATCACGATAGACATCAGAAGGAAGAAGCGCATAACCTTGTTCATTAAACTTAAGATCGCGTAAGATCTTCTCCATCTGTGATCGGACGGAGGCTTGGTCTGCTGTTGCATCTGGGCTTAAGTATTCTGCGGCAATACGACCAACTGGGACACCATGTAATTCACGCTCTACTGCTATCGCTTCGATGTTCTGAAGGTTTTTAAGATATTGGTAAGAAGAGTATGCATTCCGTAGGATAGAGCGTCCAGATGGGTCGTTATTCGTGTTCGTCGTCTTGTAGTGTAGTATCTTGTTAGCTGGGATGAAAAGGCTCTTAATCCCGTAGTTTTGCTCTTGGCGTACACCCAGGACATCTCCTGTTGTCTTGTCCACATCAAATCGCTCAATCGTCCATTGTGCGCGAGACGCAAGTTTGCGTACTCCGATGCGGCCATCGGTATATTTAGAGTATTTCTTACCTGCTCGGTAGTCTGGCCCGCGTCTCCGCTTGTAGACCACCTCAAAGATCGAGAATCCAAAAGTCAAATGAGACAACGCTTCAGAGATGTGGTCATCTAGGGTATGTTCCATATCCTCTAGAATACTCTTAACGAAGTCTGCCTCCTTCTTAGCCTCATCGGAATCATTGGCTGGTTCTACATAATAGTCTACATCACGTAAGACTTGTTCGGTAGCATACATGATAGCGCCGATAGTACTGTCATTATCGCGCATCTCACGGTACTTGCGAATGGCTCGCTTTCCCTTAAGGTCAGGTAGGAACTCATCAGCACGAATTGTACCATCTTTAGTATTAGAGCCGCCTTGGCCTAACTCTAGCTTTCCAAACTCTTCGCTTAGCTTTTTCATTGGTTATCCTGTGACGGAGTTTTACCTATGTCAGATACTACCCCAGATATATATTATTCTCATTTAGACCTTTTGCGGAAGCGTAAGAGAGTCGTACAGTGGGGTTATTCACTCCGTTGAGCATTAGATCGGTCAAAGCCCATACACATGCGTCTAAACGGTCGGGGGAGCCTACTGATCCCAGCGGCTCCCAAGTTCTCATTTGCGTTTCCAGCTCGTCAAGGCCTTTAGCGTGTTTAACACGGCCTCTTTCATAGAGCGCAGATATAGGTTCAGCCCTAGCCATTTTTCCTCGAGAAGCATGGACAAGCCTGATAGGAACTGTTTCGTCTTCTGCCTCGAGCGTTCGGCGTACCATTTCACCGCCTTGGTTGCGTTCGGCAACGATACGGTCAGCACTATACGATTTGTACAGCGAGATAGCTTTTGCTGCCCACTCTGCAGGACTAAGTCTATCCGTGGCATCTTCGAGGACATAGCCTATTCCGTTAACATCTATCCCTGCAACTACAATACCAGTCATGTCTGACTCGGAGTTAGCAGTTACCGCAGGGTCTAGTGCAACTACAATCCTATTTAACTCGGGTATGTCCTTCTGGTCTACTTCTGCTGCATCTAGTATCTCAGTGGTCCATAAGGCCCCATCAGCTTCCTCTAGCATTTCAGCGTAGAGTTCCTGCCGACCTAGCCTAGTTCCTTCGTATTCCTTCTTGATTCCCTCAAGAAACGGAGCAGCAAGGTTAGCTGCATTGTCGAAGGTAGACCCATGAGTGACATGAGACCGCTCATTCTTAAGCAGGTGTCTCATCAGCTTGGTAGGTTTGGGAGTGGTCGTCACCATAACTTGTGGCTTACGTCCCAAGCGCAGTGTAAACTGTAGCATATCCCATACGTCTTGTTGGTTACGCCATGCTGCGACTTCATCTGCCCATGCTGCGTGGAACTGTGGACCACGTAAACGCTCTGGGTCTTCTGCGGAGAAGAACTCTACCTTAGCTCCATTCTCCCAAGTGAGTGTGTTGTTGGTAGGTGCCCAGATAGGATACCCTAGCTTAGCTCCTCGGTAGGTCTTATCATGCTCCCAACATACATTCAGGAGTCCTGATTCC